CGGCTGGAGTGCGCATTCCAGACGTAGCCCAATACTCCTCACCCTGTTCGCAGTTGTAGGTCAGCTCCAAGAAGCGGTCCATGACCACGGGGTGGATCAGCTTGACATCAATACGGCGGAAGTAGTCGTTCATTGTAGCCCCAAAACAGTGAAGAAAATTCGGTACGATGTCGATTCCAAGTTGGCATCAGTTGCGCCGTCTGATACTGAGACCTTGAAGACCGTTGTGGTTTTACTTGCAGGCTTGATTCGGAAGATGACATTTTGAGCGGCAGTAGCTTCCGAGCCGAAAATCACAATGTACTCAGTATCGACCATTGCTGACGCCATGGTCACTGTAGCTTCAGTCCCAGACAAAGACACACTGGTTACGTTGAACCCCGCATGGACAGTAGCTGCCCCGGCTCCAGTGCCCGTAGCGAAGTTACCCCAGCATTTGATCAAACTTGAGGGGACAGCAGCGTTAGTAAAGGCGGTCGTTTGAGCCGGATTAGAAGCGGTAAATTTGGCGTGACCAGCCCCGACTTCCAAAGCAAAGCCACCAGAAGAACTGAAAGACCCGCCGTACCCAGTCCCAGTGCCAAGGCCCAAAACACCGATTCCGTTGGCTGCCCCGCCTTCACCTTTGACACCGATTCCGCTGGAGGCACCACCGGCCCCGCTAACGCCAATGCCAGCTGAAGTCCCACCTTCGCCCTTGACGCCAGTTCCGGAACCAGAACCACCCAAGCCTCGGACGCCGATGCCATTTCCACCAGCCTGGCCTTGGAAGCCGTTACCGTTGGAGACACCGCCGAAGCCCGTTGCCCCGTGTCCAGTGTCTACACCAGCGAACACACCGCCATTACCGCCACCAGCACCAGCTTGAGCAGAGATGCCGTTACCGGTATTTCCACCAATGAAGCTGCCGCCTACTCCAGTCCCAGCGCCTTCGCCTCGGATACCTGAACCGTTCGAAGAAGCTACGCCTTGAACACCATAGGTCGAAGACTCGCCCCGGACACCAGCTGACGCTCCAAAAGCTTGGCCCAAAACACCATAGCCGCCCGCAGTGAGAGCTTGTCCCAAAAGACCATGCGAGGTATTACCAACACCCACACCGCCACGAACACCCGTACCAGTAACACCGTCTCCAGTACCAGCACCGGTAAAGTCGCCACCTTGGTTGTTGCCGCTAGCGATACCAGTGACACCAACAGACCCAGCAACCGACCCGAGGCCACGAACACCAGCACCCGTCCCAAAGCCTTTGCCCGTGAAGCCCGGGGTATTACCACTGGTCGCAGTGTTTTCGGCATTGCCACCCGTCGCAATGCGCACGACTTCAGGCACGGCTGGGTTTGCGGGAGTACCGTTCAATGCCACTACACCCAGGGCAATATCGGTAGCAGGGGTAAAGGTAGTCCCAACAGGGTAGCGCCAGCCCCTGGAGAAAATCTGTGTGCCGTAGCGCCAAGCCATGACGTTCCGGCTACCTGGGGTTGAGCCAGCCCCGAGGGTGTTCAGTAGGGCCTTGTGGGCAGTGACGGTAGTCGCGGTATTGTCCCGCACCAGGTCCACGTACAGGCACTCACCATCGGCCAAATCAGTGGTCCCAGCCAAGTCCGTCAGTTGATCATCGACGATGTTGACCACACCCGTGGAATTGTCAAACAGGAATACAATCCCCTGCCAGTGCAAGTTGGTTCCGTCCCACTCGAATGCGTCCCCGTTGCTAAACCCAACACCAGCGGTCCGAATCATTTGGACGTTGCGGTCTGCCGTGGGGCTGAACCAGCGTTCCCCGCCACCCAATTCCCACAACCGGGTCATGACTGCGTCGTTGTGGTCTTTGATGGAACCGATTGAGCGGTCGCCTACCAGCCACACACCATCGCTCGTAGCTGTAGCTTCAATGCCACGGCCTTGCGGCCAGCCGTAGAAGCTGGTATAGGAAGGAGCGTCCCCACCGCTTCCAAGCCGGAATAGCATATTCCGGGCGTCATAGACAGCAACCAGTACGTTCCCAGCACCAGTCTGGACTTTGGCGATGGGTACCAGGTGAGGGTTGGAAGAGAAAGGCACCGTGGTAATGACGATGCGGTAGTCCAGAGTCCGAGCCAACGGGACCGTGCGGGAGATTTCCTTACCCGTACCTGCATCGGTGAACTTGACCAAATCTACCGTGGTCGAATCGGGGCTGCGAACCAAGTCCAAGCCCACGTAGTTGGTTTGACTGGCTGCAAAGCTACCTACCACGCGAGAGTTGGAGGCAGCCGACAGAGTCTCTACCGCCCGGTCAGCTGGGGTCCAGTACATCGAGCCCGATTCGCTGGAGTTCAGGTTGGAAAGGATGCTATCTGCACCGTTGAGCCGGAGCGAAGAGACCGTATTGCCTGCGGCAGTGCCAGAAAGCGTGAACCCCCGGACGACCAATGCCTTTTGGCCCGAGACAATGCGGCCGACCAGTGTGTCAAAATCGCCAGCTGCACTGGATTCCAAAGCGCGAAGGTGCGGGACATCCACACGCATCTGGGAGAGCCAATTGGTTTGTCGGAGGATCATCTGGGCACCTTAAATCGTAGTGGTTTCGGACAGTTCATTAACCCATTCGAGGGCTTCAAATTGGATCTGTCCACGAATTAGATTACGATCTACCTTCCAGGCTTCGCTTTGAACGGAGCATGTGGTAGAGAAGAAGAAGAGTTGGTCAGTCAAAAGGTCTACGACAGCCAAAGTAAAATACTTCTCGTTCGGGAGATTGGCATAGTTAGGGACCATCTGAGCGCCTTGGGCCCCACCGTCGTTCTCCGTCCGGAAAATAGTCATGCTCCCAGCCACCTTGGTAGATGTGACTGCCAGCTCGAACGGTTCCGTAGAGTCGATCCCATAGATGGCGTTCTTGGGTGTGGCCGACTGGAAAGAGAAATCTTCTGCCAACCCGAATTGTCGGCCATTGACGTAGACCACCATTCGAGCGCCAAACATTGTACGGCTCATTTGTCACCTCGGCGCTTGGCCAGCTCTGTAGCTAAGTCATCCCCTGCCCAGACGGTTACTTGGTCGGAAAGCTTTTGGGCATTTTCAGTAGGGCTGCCTTCAGCTCCCAACCCACGGTCGCCTGGGTAGATCACGTCGATGTTCAAATCGACCCCAGCCGAGACGCTCTCCCCCATGATTCGTTCCGCCGCCACACGTCCAGCACTGGAAGCAGTCAAAATCGCCGGGTTGGCCACTGGGACGACATTGTCAATGATGTTTACAGTCGTTCCAACCGGTACATCGACCGGGAACACGTACCCAAAGTCCAACAGTAGCTTGTCGTCCACGTCTGGCTCATTAGATTCAATGATAGCCGTGTAGTGCATTTCCAGGCTGGTGTTGCCAAAGTCCAAAACGATGCTGCCGCCGTCCGGATCGAATGCAAAAGCATCCGAGACGTGCAAGAATTGGGCATGGGCTCCAGCATGGATAGCTTGAGTAACAGTTACCTGGGCTTCTTCCGTCGAGATGGTCTCGAAGGTGGCTGGGGCATTTAAATCTACCACGTATGACCCGTAAGTGACAGCTGGAGCAGCGTAGGTCAAAGTAGACGGGGTGGAGTAAAGGATCGACACTGACCCGGTTTGGGTTGCACTGGCGACGTTGGCTCCGGTTTCAGCGTAGGTGATGGTTTTGAAAGAAGCAGTGGTGTCGGTAACCGAAAGGATTGTACGGATCCCACTTCCAAGACCACCAGCCGAAATGTTGACGTAGATGGAATCCCCGACGTTGAGGTCCAAAGGTTCACCTGATCCACCGCCGTTTGTAACTTCCAAGGTGACCACGTTAGAAGTCCGAGACCCTTGATTTGTGGCAGCGTATTGGGTATTGATGTTGCCTGCTTGGCTGAACTGGCCACCGTAGTTTGAGGTGTAGGCAAGTGTATCCGTAGAAAAAGTGTAGTTGTCTGCATCAACCACTTCCACGACATGGCTTCCGTTGATTCCCTTGGAGGAATTGGTGTGGGCAGCTGGGAGTAGGTACTCCAAGTAATTGTAGTTGCCCCCGCCCAAGATGATCACTCCGGAGTTGACGACACTCTCTTTTTGACCATTGGCCATAGAAAAAGAAGTCGGTCCAGTGATTCCGTTGACTTCTTTGGTACTTACCCCGCCTTCGAGCGCCCAGGGCTTGTCACCGACCTGCCACAGATCTTCTCCAACCCACAACATTGCGTGCTGAGCCCTGGGGTAAACCATTGGAGTCCAGGGAACCCAGAAAGCTTCAGCAAAGAACGTGTCGATTTGTTCTGTGGTATTGGTGGAGCCGTTTGGTTGGTCTAACGTCCGAGTGGGCCAAACAAAAGAAGCATAGGTGTCTGGAGGCACAGTGCTCAAACCGCTCCACTCACCGTATGTAGGAGAATGTGCTGAACCACCCGACACATAAGCAATGTACCCACCAGTGTCTTGAGTGACAGCAGATGCATGGCCCGAGCGAGCCATGCCCATGTCTCCGACTAGACTCCAACCGCCACCTGGTGTGAAGATTTCAGCGGTAGCCCACAAACGCCCCAAATAGGAGTAGTTTTCGGCGTCTTCGTGGTCATCACCACACTCGTAGAAGAAATTGCGGTGGATGTATTGACCCACAGCATTGTCCGCACTGGCAGGGTCTTGGAAGTGGCTGTAACGAATCTGATCCAAATACCCAACCCACGAGTTGGCTTGGGAGGCGTCGGCCCCCAGAGTCCACACGGCACTTGAGCCACCAGTTGGAGAATCCAGTCCGGTCCAAGTCTGAACCAAATATCCATTGCACCACACCCGGACTTCTGTTACCCCATCTACTGGAGTCCGTTGCTCATAGGCGATCTGGTACCACTTGCCAGTCAAAGTAGGGCACACTGGATCCGTAGTGGTGTTGGTTACGTTGACCCCGGCACCCTTTTCATACAGCCACGTCAAGGTATTGTCTGGATTGATGGCGATCTGTACCAGTGTGTTGTTGACTTCGGTTTCGGAGGCTCCAGACCCAGACAGAGTGATGACAGTACCGGTGCCCCCTTCTTTGAACCAAAAGTCAATGATGTTTTGGGTGACTCCGGGCGGATCCGACCACCAGGTCAACGTATCTGCTGTGGGCGTAGCGGTCATGTACGACCCGCCAACCCATTGCCGTGACCGATTGACTTTACCTACGGCATTGGGAATAGTAGCCGTACCGCCATCGGTAGCGGTCGCACCGTTCCCCGTAGCGTCTGCTGCCGTAGTTCCAGATGTCTCGTCCAGTTTCCACCAGGCTTCAGTGGCGGCTTGCAGTGGGGCGTCCATGCCCAAAGTGCGTCCACCTGCGACCAGCACGTTACCGTTACCCAAAAGGACTGCGGTATGGTTGGTGCGCGGGAAGTTCATGGGGGATTGAGCCACCCAAGCGTTTCCAACTGGATCAAATAGCTCTACAGTGTTAGTGGCGTTGTAGTCGTCTTTTGAACCGCCACAAACGAGTACCTTGCCGTTTTGCAACGTGACTTGGGCATGATTCTTGCGGGCTTCCAACATCGGGGAAACCGTAGTCCAGGTGTCGGCCGTGTAGTCGTACTGCTCAGCTGAGTCCAGGGGGTCGCTTCCGGCATGCCCACCGGTTACCAGCGCTCCACCCAACACATTGGAAATGCCGTGGTTGACCCGGGCTGTCGCCAAAGAGGCCGTGGCGGTTTTTAGAATACGTGCCCGAAGGGCTCCGTTGGCTTCAGTGTCAGACACCACCGCCCCTGTGCCACGGATTTCGGTACGGACCGCATCTGCCTTGTAAGGCCCCGAGCCCAGTTCCCGCCCACCCACAAAGAGGGACTGGTTATTCCCCATGGTGGTGGCACGGCACCGGTTGTAGGTCACATCCAAGCCCGACAAAGAGTCCCCGGAGATCCAGTCCATGTGGCTGGCAGCGGTACGGTCGGTGATCTCAGGCAGGGCGTATGGGTAGCTTGGGCTGGGGCTGTAGCCAGAAATGTCTACGGACTGACCAGTCTGAAGGCCATGACCAGGCTGATTGACGTGGACCACACCGAATTGGTCTCGGTAAAGCCGGGTGATGGTGGACTCGGCATTTTGAGCCAGATACCAAGCGTTTCCGACTTCCCGGGTGACAGCGTCCGAGGTAGCCGGTAGAATAACTTGAAGTTCGTTGCCGTGCTGGGTGACACTGACAGTTCGAGCGCCTTGGTAGGTGTTTCCAGTCGTAGGGCGGAAGAAGGTATAGTCAGCATTCGAAGCGATGTTGGCACTGCCGACAAAGTCCAAGTCAGCCACAGTGAATGTCTGGACGTAAGTGGTGGGGCTGGTCCATTCGGTGGTTACATCTTGCAATTCCCACCAACCAGAAGTGCCCACTCCAGCACTGGAGGCGATTACGACATAGTCACCAGCCTGGACTGTTTCTACATCAATTCCGGGGATGCCCGTTGATGTAAGTGTGGCCTTGGTCACACCAGGGAATGGATTGGTATAGACCCAAGTCTCTCCCGTGGCATCCCCAGGGTAGGTGTCGAGCAGCGTAGGGAATTGGATGAAGGGCTGAGCTGTACCGCCCGTGACTTTGACTGTAGAGGCCAAGCCCAAAGAGCCCGAATAGATCCGGACGTGGTTCTCCCCAGTCTCTGGGTCTACCTGAACACAAGCAAAGTCCTTGCCGGTCAACGCCATGGCCTGTGTCAAGACATTGGACAATTCTTGGGCTGTGGCAGCCGCAATATCTTCGAACTCATTGCCAGAGAGGGTGTGGGTGTAAGTGCGTTTCCCGTCCACAACCCAAGTCAAGTCCAAACCATCGTCCAGAGCAAACGGTTCGGCCTTGCTCTCTACATACCCCTGAAAAGCATCCCGACCGTAGAAAATCTCCAAAAGCTTTTTGAGAGACTCATGGACCACTTTGCCTGTATGGAGTTCGGTGATCAGCTTCCGGTAGGTATCATCGTCCATGCCTACATTGGCAGGACGAGGAGCCCCTTGACCGTTGCCTTTGGAGTCGAGGTATTGGCCTTCAGCCGTGGCTACAAAGAGTTGGTCATGTGTCGCACGAGCGTCGTCCAGATTCATCTGGTCCGGCACCGCCAGCGAGTCAATCAGCTTGTCCCAGTTTTCCCCTGGAAGAGCGAAGTGCCTGCGGATCACATCGGCAGGCGACAGGTTCTTGAGCCCCTGGCTTGGAGCGGTAGACAAATAGGCTGATACGTAAAAATTGACCGAATCGTCTTCCAGACCCAAACCTGTTGGGGTAGAGACATTGGTCGCGGTGACACTCCAAGTACCGTTAGGAATGTCGATGTTCGTTTCGAGGTCAAAGGTCCGGAGGTCTGAAGTAGCAGATACCTCAGTGACAGTGAGAACCCCTTCGCCCTGGAGGGTGTAGTTGGCAGGGCGCAGGGCGTCGGTGGTGTCGGTTGGGTCAGAAGCTTTTGGGAGAGCCGAGAAGCGGATCCGAATGGTACGAGCCGAAACCCACTCGGCTGATACCAGCGAGAAACCACTCCCCGTGAAGATGTAAGACGACATTTTAGTCTCCCAAGAACGTCACGGTTACGTCATCCAAATCCACGATTAGACCCTTTTCACCATTGCCCAATCGGATTTGGTCCGAGGCAGCCGAGTAATCAGGGAAGACAACCGCAATCGAAGTCACCCCGTTGATGCTATTGACAGCCGTGACGATGTCTGAAATAGCGATGGGGTTAGACACTGGATTAGAGTTTACAACACCAGCCACAGCCGACTTGATCCGGTTGATTACATCCGTGACAGTGATGCCTTGAGTTTGACGAACAGCCACGCTGACTTTGAGCCGTTTAATGAGCGCCCCACGGAGGTTGACTTTGTCGCCACCGGCAACCAGACCTGGGTAGGAGATGGGGTCGGAAGGGGAGCCGTAGAGGGTCTTGTTGGCTTCTTCCAATAGACCAGTCGAGTGCATGTACCCGTCTACGCCACGGTGCAGTGCAGCCAGTCCGTAGGTATCTGGATCGATGCCAAATCCGAGCTTGTCCAAAACGTGGATGGTGGAACCAGCGAAAGCACCCACAAAGGAGATTTGGCGGTCCTTTTGGCATTCAAATTGCACATCAGCCCGATCAGCCAACGTGTTCGGAGAGACGGCGTAGACTTGGAAGACCCGGCTCGAAGGAGCGGGTTCACGAATCTGGACCAGTGCCGCATCCGTACCCAGGTTGATGCTGGTGACAGGGGTGGGGCTACGGAGGTTGGTGTCGAACACCACACTGAATTCGTCTGCGCCGTATGCAACCACGGTCCATTCGCCTTTGTTGTCGTCCCCAAGCAAGGTGGTGTTGATGACGAACTTGTCACCGATCAGCACCTTGGTGGAGTTGTAAGCTGCAAAAGAGGTGCTGGCCACATTTTCTGGCACGAAGTGTGGGTTTTTGACCCACACAACATCGTTGCTGGCCGACACCCGAACCACCGTGTAGTAGCCTTGGTTGCCAGCATTGTAAGCCGTGCCAAAGTAGATGGAATCGCCAGCCGAGACACCGACATAGGCACCAGTGGGGCCTTCCCCAACGACCAAACCGGTGTAGGCAACGTATTCACCTTGCTTCTCGACCTTGGAAACCATGTCATTGGTGAACGCGACCTTTTCCCACAGTTCCGTACCAGTGACTACCAAGGTACCATCGGCGTCAAGGCTATCGACAATCAGCCCGTCAGGCAGAGTTACCCGTTGACAGGTCTGGGCGTTTTTGATTTCAACCCACTGACCACCAGCCAACCCGTCCACCGAGTCACTGTCCACCACAACTTTGGCATAAGCTGTCCCCAATCGTTCAGCTGTCTCTAGAATGCCGACCGCAAAGGAGTTGGCTGTACCGGAATCAACATCCACCAAACCCGAGCTACCGATCGTGGTGGAGGTGATCTGGGGGCGACGACCTTGGGTGGAGACTGCAATTTCAGATGCCGCAAACAACCCACCAATTGCGCCTACACTGAAAAAGGCTTGGATGTTGTCGGCAGTGATGGGTACCAGGCGTACATCTTCGTTTTCCCAGTCCGAATTGGAAGCCAAGCTGGCGGTTACGGCCTGCTTGAAGGTAAACCCAGTGTCGATCGCGGTCGAACCTGGGGTGGTATGGCTCCGAACCCAGTTGATGCCATCGGTGAGTTGGTAGAAACCAGCCGCCACGCCTTCTGCCAACTCGTATGTAGCGTTTGTGACGGTTCCAGCGCCCGACCCTAGCAGGGTGCCAGTCAAAACGCCTCCCAGGGCATTTACGGCGGTCACGATGCTTGAAACAGTGTTGGCCGAAAGGGAGTAGAACTGAGCAAAGTCACTGTCGTTGACTGCACCCCATTCAATGATGGTGGCCAAACCGGTAGATGTAGGGTATTGTGCGGTAACGTACCCGTTGGTTTTGGTAAGAGTCTTTACAGTATTGGTGGAGGCCACCGGAAGTGAAGTCCCGTCCTGGATCGAGAAGATGTCCCCGGCCACAACTGTGGACCCGTTGAGCGTCACTTCACCCAAGGTATCAAACGACACCGTTCCGATGTTCGCTACTGGCCCTACCGCCACTGCCACGTCTTTGTAGGTGATGGTATTCCCTGCTGGGACTGCCACGATGCTCTTTGGGCCTGATGCAAAGTTGATGTTTGTTGAAGCCAGCCACACCACGTTATCAACTGAAAACCCGTGGTTGAGGATGCCGGTAGGCAGAGTCAGTGTGAGAGTAGTACGCCCGTATTGGGGACCATAGGCCGAAGCGCTTCCAGCCGTGCCATTGACGACTTCTCCGTTGACGAATGTACCAACAATGCCAGTCAATACCAAGGTCCCGCTGCCGGTTAATCCACCAGCCAATGAATCAGAAACGATGGTGGCAGTGGCTCCGGAAGTGACTCCGGTCAGAGTACCGCTAAAAGCAGTCGTTCCACGGCCGGTGTAGTCCAGAGCCAATACTCTAGTCGCACTAGCGGCATCCAAATTGAAAATGTAGGTGTAGTCATAAAGTCCAGAGGTGGTTGAGGGAATCGCAACGCCGATTTTGCTGGAATCGCGGATGGTGTAGGTCTTTGCCGCACCAGAGCCCAGGGTCACCCGAGTCTTGACACCGCCCGTAGTGGGGGTTTCCGAAGAAAGCTCGATCGAGGCGCTGGGAGTGGTGGGGTAATCGTACTGCATGGTGGCCGCATTGCCGTCCGGACCATGTCGGTAGTATCGCCACAGCGCCGTTTTATTGGCGGTAGCTGGGTGGGACTTGACTCGGGCTTGCATGTGGACAGCGAAGTCATTCCATTCAAAAGCCGTGCCAAAAGACTTTGCCAACGTAGCATTACCGTTGTCGGCGTCCTTGAAGTCGTTGGTCAACCCATAGGTCGAAGAACCAGGCAACACCTTCCGGTAGGTGTTGAAAACGAAGCGCTTGGAGACCGGGTCGGAATCCAGTGTCAACCCCAAAGAGTCCCGGGCAGTCAGGGCATATGGGGAAGCCGCATAGAACCGGTCGTCCACCAGCCATTGCTTGATGACTGGACGGCGAGCGGTAGCGGTGGCACTGACAACTTCCAAAGGCGAAGCAAACTCGATATTGGAGTCGTACTCAGCCGACGCGCCAGCGTTCTCAAACCGTTCCAGACCCACTACCAACCGGTCTGGAGGCAGGCTGCCGGTGAAGTTGAACTGGGTGGTCGAAGTGACGGTGGTGACTTTGTTATTAGCAAAGGAAGGCGTGCCAGTGTCGGGGTTGGCGGTGATTGTGGAGTAGTGGGGAAGGTCGTTCGTCTGGACGCCCAGGGCAAACCCCAACGTAGCTCCGGTGGCATTCCATGCAACCAGGGCAATGTCCCCGTCCAGGCCAAAGGTGTTGGTCCGAATGCGAACGCTGCGGGTGCGGTATGGTGCAGCCGTAGCTCCTACCAACTGGTCTTGAATGACCGCAGCCAGGCTGGTGGCGGTGTATGGAGTGGTCGAACCCGGGACAACTACTTTTTGGAGGTACTGTTCCGTGCGAACGAAGTAGAGTCCGCCGTTATTGAGCAAGGGGTTTTCTGTGGCAGCCCAAGGCAGGGGCTGGGGTACAGTCACTTGAGAGTCATCCACCCGGAGCACACGGAAGGCCCCCAAGTTGTCAGCACTAAAAGCCGAATCCGTAGCGATCAGCCAATCACCTTCTAGAACATTGGCCAAAGCATTAGTGACGGTGTAGCTTACGCGGTCAATATTGGCAGTGCTGCTTGCAAGAGCTACGTTGACCAAAGAGTTTGTAGAGACACCCGTCTGTACCAACGAAGTAGCTCCGTCCACCACAAACCACAATTCAGCATCGTCCGTAAGGGTGATGGAGCTGAACGGCTCGGACTCAATAAACGCCCTGGTGGCCACCGATCCAGCAGTCAGCCGGTCTCCAGCTTCCAACCCTACATTTAGGCTGATTTGGCCCAGGTTGCGGTCCAAGACGTAGTCCGAGGGAGCCCCAACAGAAGAGGTGATGGGGAAGAAGTTGAAGTTGGTAAAGTCACATTCCAAAACCGCCACACGAGCACCGGTCGCACGCCCACGGTTGGAGACAATGGCGAGCTTGTCACCTTCAACGCTTACCGTGACCCCGTAAAGGACTTTTGTGAGAACCTTAGCCCATGCTTCCAGAGAGTTGCCCGAAGAGACTTCAGTGAAACCAGTGTTGGCGTTGATGAAGTCCTGAGCCGAAATGGTGACTTGGAGTTGCGATTCGCTCTCGTCCAGGTAGTAAGTAAAGCTCAAATTGCTGGTGTTGACTGTCGCCCAATCCCCCTTGGAGCGGGAGAGGACCTTGGCTTCCAAGCCGTCTTTGTTCAAAATCCGGTCGTTCTTGTAGAGGAAGAGGGTTTGCGCCTTGGAGGTGGCGAAGCCGAAAACAGAATTGGCGTCTACACCTGATGGGACTACATTTTGGAGGTCTTCTTGGGTATCAGATTTGGCCTGGATGGCGAACTTGGAACCGTTCTCGATCGTGCGAGCTTCCCAACCCAGAACAGGGTTGGAATTGATGGCCGAAACCACTTCGAAGGCTGACGCTCTGGAGATGTCCGAAAAAGCAGCCGAAGCAAAGTCATGGGTTGTAGTATCGCCACCCACATTAAACGACAACTGCATCCCGTCTGCTAGAGCATACGGAGCAGCAACTTCGCTCCAGACAAAAGCCTTGGCCATAGGACGGCCTTGAGCGAGTTCAAAATTGCGTTCCCCACCGAGAGCCGAGTCGATAATGGTTTCATAGGGGATCCCGATTGCGGTCTCTTCGTAGCCTAGCCCAGTATCAATGTAGGCAGTAGTGGGAGAGTCTGCGTAGCGCACCACGGAAGCCGAGGTGATGGTCTGGTTTTCGATTGGGGCATTGAGTCCCACCAACCCGAAGGTCAAAGCGTCGATCGTAGCTTTGGCACGGCTCTTGCGAGCAAGCCGAATACGGTCACGGTAAGACTCGTCGGTTTCCACTTCCAGACCAGTGGTGTAGGCCGTGGCATTTGAGACCGTAGCCCCAGCGAATGGGAGGCTGGCAAAGGTGTTTAGACCCCCTGCAATTACGTTCCCTACCTTACCTGGGAGAGTGGCTCGAACGGGTACGTTGAAGATTTGGTTTTCGCCATCAGGCAGAACCGAAGCTTGGGTGGTCTGGAACTCCACTACAGTAGAGCCTGTAGCCTTGGGGGTGGTAATGGAGGTCCCTGCACCGACCGTCCGATCCCCGCCTTGAGCTACAACAATACTCTCTCCGAGTTGGTGGAACCGCTGGGTGGCAGCCGACAAAGTCAGCGTCCAATAGCTCCCACCATTGACGATCGAAGAATAGGCGATAGGGCCTTCAGAATTGGTAGTCCCCCGGCCCAGGTACACGCTACCAGTAGCCGGAAAAGAGCTTCCATCTTCTACGAAAACTGTGGTAGAGCCCACTACTGGAGCGGCTGCGCCTTGGTAAACACGAGAGGCGATGCGGGAGAAGGAGGTGTCTGAAATGACTACAACCCCATTGGCGGCGGTTTTTGGAATACGCGGAACACCTTCGTCCCGGCCAATGTTGTCCAAATCACTCTTTTCAGCCGTGTCCAGTGCCAGAGATGCCAAAAGGCTAAAAAAGTCTTGGCTCGAACGAAGGTCAGACTGGGCGCACGCTTCGATCAGCCGCAAGAGCGGGTTGCCCACGGCCAAACTGGTAAGCTCCAGCTTCGACATGAGCTTGTCTTGAATGGCTCCGACGATCTGTGGGTAAGAACGAGGCTGTGGAATAGGCATGGGTATTTTCAACCAGGGGCTTGACGGCAGCCCAAACGAGGTGTAGAAGGAGATTATTAGGGGGCAATGCCCGAATAGGAAAACGGGGACCGGCTCACTGCTGGTTGCTGGCTCAAGTGTGGCTAGCTAAGGGGAGTTCGAATCTCCCAGCCCCCAAATGAACGTCCAAGCAATGATGGTCAAAGAAACCTTCAACACAGAACGACCCCCTACTTACGTCTTTCTCGGTGCGCCTGATAGTGCCAGAGGTGGGTGTGCGCTGCGGCTTGAGTTTGGGTTTTACCATCGTTGGGCTGGTGGTTGGAAGGCTGGCTATAAAGAGGTCAACGGGTTTCTTTTAGCTACGGTCAAGGACTTGGACTTCTACCAAGAGCGGCTAAAACATTGCGAGGGAGTTCCGTTTTACACTTGCACCAAAAATGAATGGCTGGTAGACAACGGGCTGCAACCAGAAAAGAACGATTAGGGGGATGTGGCGGAAGTGGTAAACGCAGACCTGCTCCGAAGGGATAGGGAAAGTCCTGAAGACAGGTTGGCTGAAACCGAAAGGAAAGCTTGCGGGTTCGAAACCCGCCGCCCCCAAGACGTAACGGCTGATGATGAAACTGGTAGACAAAAGAGGAGTGGGTAAGTCACTTTGAAGTTATCCCATAAACCACAGCCAACCCTAAAGGTGATTGGGGCAATGGCGTCCAGGTTCGACTCCTGGTCAGCCGGAAGTTTTTAGCTCAAGTGCCGAAAAGGGGTGGCGAACCCCGGGAAGACGGCCCACACATTAGCGGTGGGGTTGCCCTTAGCGGGGTGACATGGATGTTCGACTCATCCCTTGGGCAAGTATGGATCGGTGGCGTAATTGGTAGCCGCGCTGGGCTTAGAATCCAGTCCTCTCACGAGGGTGTCAGTTCAAATCTGACTCGATCCACTGTGGTAGAAGTGCGGTATTGGGGATTCGTCCAGTGGTAGGACATCAGACTTTGACTCTGAGAACGTAGGTTCGACCCCTACATCCCCAGATTGACGGATGCGTAGCTCAGTGGCAGAGCGGGATCTTTACACGATCTAGGTCGGGGGTTCGAAACCCTCCGCATTCAAATGAGTCCAGTCTTCGCACGTTACCGGAACGTCATCAATCCTTGGCAGACTCCTCGTGAGATCAAGACCCAAGAGAAAACCGTAAGCAAAATGCTGGCTTGGCTCAAATTCTCGAAAGAGGAAGAAGACAAGCTTTTGTTCTTGGACAAACCCGATCGAGTGTGGTAATAGGAACGGTATGATTTTCACTGACTTTGAACCAGGCCAGATTTGGTACGTGAAGTTCCAAGATAACCTGGGCGGGAAAGTTACTGGTTACGGCCTATACCAGATCACGAAGGTATATACCAAAGTTATGCCACCGGGTAAAAATCCCCCAGCAACCTGTGGTGGGATGCTAGGTGTCCGGGACTTGGTCCGGAAGGTGGAACCAGCCGATTTTTATTTCGAAAACGAAGAAATCCCGTCCAACTGGCGCTTGCTGGAGGCTGTCTGATGCGAGTCTTCGTAGCTTGTGAGCGTAGTGGTGTGGTTCGTCGGGCGTTTGCTGCCAAGGGGCACGACGCTTGGAGCTGTGACATTGAAGCGGCCGATGACGGTCACCCAAACCACTTCCAAGGTGATGCCATTAAGGCCATGGTGGACTTCTCGCCTGACCTTTTGATCGCCCACCCGCCCTGTACGGTGTTGGCGGTGTCTGGGGCTTGGGCTTCTGTAGGTGACTCAGAACGAGCCATCAAGCGCCGGGCCCAAGTGGAAGAAGCCCTGGCATTCTTCAAGGCTTTTTTGGATTACGGCTTTCAGTTCGACATTCCTACGTGCGTGGAGAACCCGGTCGGCATCACTTCCACCCGCATCTGCCCTCCAGATCAATGGGTCCAGCCCTGGCAGTTTGGACACGATGCGTCAAAGAAAACCGGGCTGTGGCTCTACAAGCTCCCTAAGCTGATCCCCACCAACATCGTCCAAGGTCGGGCAGTAGTCGCCAAGAACGGGAAGACTGTCTACCGCTACGCCAATCAGACCGACTCCGGCCAGAACCGTTTGGGCCCCAGTCCTACCCGCGCCGCCGAGCGCTCCAAGACTTACGAAGGCATTGCCGCAGCCATGGCTGACCAGTGGGGAAACCAATGAAATCAACCTCTTATGAAATCATCTTCACTGACACCAAGGGCCAGCGAGCATCCTATGGCCAACGGCTGACCCTGTCTGAGATCAAGGTGCTCAAGGCTCAGCTCTTGCGTGACAAGCCCAACAATACCTACACCATTGTCAAAATCACTCGTGAAGAGTTGAAAGACAATGTTCGCAAGCCCGTGGTCTTCGAAGACCTTGACCGGACCCGCGAATACAAGTTCTACGGGGTGGACAATTACTTCTTCAAGATCGACGACATGGTGTTCGAAGTAGAAGAAGACGAGAGCGACGGGTACCGCAGCTCTATGCGAGACGTAAAGCTGGTGCTGGACCCCGAGACTATTAAAGGGCTAATCTTTTTCAAGAAGCCGCTGGACATCGTCACCATCGACAACGATCCAAACGCTGGTAGCGACTTCAGTGGTTCCCAGCTGAAATCCACAAAAGACGGCCACGGGTGGCTTCTCTTCGGGACTTCTAACACCGACGATTACTACCCATATTTCACTTTCACATACGAGCCCCGGAAATCATGAGCGACCTTTGGGAAGAATTCGTTGTCTGGGTCCCATCGCCGTATGTCAAGGGTCAAATCCCCATGTGCGGGCTGTGCGGCAACACGGGAACTCTGGATACGACTCAGTCCGCTCGGACTCCAGTTGGCGGCGGTGGCGTGCCTTGTGGAGTAAAGACTTGGTGTATCTGCCCCAACGGTCGAAGGATGAAGGATCGAGCTAACCCGCCCAAGGAAAAGCTTTACGATCCAGACGAGCACATCTCCGGATGCAAGGGCTTGGAAGAGACCAGCCATTGCTCACGGTGTGGGTACTGCGAAGTAGACGGAAGCTGTGTTTGCTACACCCGTTGAAAGGACTCAAAATGAAACCGAGCCAAATTGCTTTGAAAGCCGTAAAAATTCTTTCCAAGCGTGGAGCTTGGATCCAGCATGGCAGCGCGGAATCAAAGGAAGGTGATTACCGAAATCCTGGCGATGAAGACGCGGTTCGGTTTTGTGCCGTTGGAGCCCTCAATCACATTGCTGGAAAGAAAAGATCCAGACCGGTAGTGAGGGCCGCCGAGAAAATCCTGCTTTCCCGCAAAGACGGCGGTACGGTGATAAATTACAACGACACTCCGCATCGCAAGAAAAAGCAAGTCCTTGATCTTCTTCGTCAGACGGCGAAAGCTCTCAAATCCAAGGGCCGTTAAATGTCTACCGTAATGGGCACAGCCTTCGACGTACCACGGACCACAACGCTGATCTGGACTCGAAGCGAGCTACCGTTCACTCGAACTGAAGCGGCTTGGACCCCACTGAAGCTGGGATCGTTGGAGAACAGATTCTGGGCAGCCTGGAGCAAAGCTTGCGCGTCTACGTCCGCATTGGAAGTCCCTACATTCACTCCCAACCCGTAACTTGGGTGGTGCAAGAGGCTACCTTTGAGGGTGGTGAGGGCCAGACGGGCTTTTTGGACAATGTTGTTGAGCCCGTAAGACAAAACCGCGTCGCCTTGGGGAGTCAGGACCAAGTCGTTGTTGGAATCCAAGAGCAGGTCAACCCCACCGACCTTGGTTAGAGGGTCAAAGTAGTCCAGCCCAGGTACTTCCAATCCGCCGAAGGTGTCTTCCAGGACCTCGTCTGACGGAATGTAGATCGACTGCCGGGAATTGGTCGTAAACGGTGCAAAGTATTGGATTACAGCTTCATCTGCGGTGGTGAACCGGTACAGGTTCGCAGTGCCGTCCAAGGTGATCTGGGTGTGGTCTTCGAATTCCCGGATGTCAATGATTCTGCGGGTGTCGCTTCGGACGGTATTAGACGACACCACCACACTTTGACCTACATACAGTCCAAGGCCCTTGTTGACCATTAGGATGCTTCCGAGCCCGATGGCTAGCAGTGGGGTGGTCATACCCACCTCGTCGATGTACGGAGCCTTCAGGCCGTTGAGCGCAGCAATTTCGTGCCACCGGTCTGGGGTACCCAGGTGGATCGACGCCAACCGCTCCAGCGTCATGCCGTATGGGAGTGGGATTAGCACCTTGGATTGCGGGATCTGGAAGGCGATACCACTACGGGTAGCTAGTCCGGCAATGAAATCTACGGCGGGGATACTATTACTGGATGTGGCCGTGAGAGCCAATGAGTCGTAGGCTTGAATCACATCGCCCAAAGCACTCATGGCAGCCAAGTCGTCCGAGCCTGGTTCGCGGGTCTGAGGGGTATTAGGCACCCGGTAGATGGCGTTGTAGGTCGAAGAGCCCATACCGCAAGCGTTGGCCAAAGCATCCAGTACGCTTTGTGCTTGGGATGAGAAGTTTTGGAAGTCCAACCGCCCCAAGCTACGGGCTTTCAGGCGTTCTTGCTCTACGCGGACCTGGATTGATGGCGAAAGGGCAAGCTTCCCGATCTCGATCGACGCCAAAAAGTCAAACGAGTCCGTGCCAAACCCTTCTTTGTATGGTGGAGCTGCTGGATCTGGTTTGGCGACAGACTGAATGGATTGACGGGTGACGGACTTGACCAAAAACTCAGCTGCACCAGAAACAGCCTTGCCCGAAGAAATAGACAACGAGTCTAAAGCTGCCTTGGCGGCTTGAGCCTGGGCTGAAAAGTCTACGGCGATTCGGTTGGATTGGTTCTGGGTCTGAATGGCGTTGTTGATTTCCAGCACGCTTTTGGTAAACACGCCCAGAAGGTCAGCAGGCATGTCGGCCAACGTAATGGCGGTGCTCCGGAGGTCGCTCAAAAAGAGGTTGGTCTGCCGGAGTGGATCCAGCACCAATCTCTGAACGTCTTGGACGACGCCTTTGAGGGTCTTTTGGGTGTTCTCTAGCGTTCGACGAGCTTCCCGCATGACTGCAAAGGTCTGGGCGATCTTGTTGGGGCTGCGGAGGGTGGCACTGTGTCCGTCCAAAGCGAAGCTGCCGCCCTGAATCAGGTCTGAGGCTGAAATCCGCTTCCAAGCAGTGAACTGGAGGGAGTAGTTTTTGGTGAGGGTGTTGGGAACGGCTTGGGTGATCGAAAGGGAGTTAGGGGTCACCAAAAAGACAGTGTTCTCTTTGTACCGGGCGAATGCCAGCCGGAAAGCCTTGCCTTGGGAGGTCTTCTTGAGGTATGCGTAGGACTCCAGAAACCGCTCCATCAACTGCATCTGGACGAACCCGCTACCTGTAATTGCAGCCAAGTCGTTGTTGGCAATGACGTTTGCCGGGGTAATGGAAGTCGAAGGCGAAGACGCCAGACTCCGGGCCGCATTGATGGTGGACTGAGCCCTGGACACGGTGTTGTCCGCTCCCTGGACAGTAGCCGCAAAGGCTGCCTTGCCGGTACCAATGGTGGTAGCAGTAGGAGCGCTGCCTTTGAGGGGCATCAAGCCAAAGGTGCCCTGCAACGAAATGGTCCGCAGGGGAGCCCCGTTGTGCTGCTCTACGATGCCGCCCAGTGTCACTTCCGTTGAAATAGCAAACGGCATGCTGGTCACAAGAGACTGTGGCGGAATGGGAAGTGTAAAAGTAGAATACACTTTGTAAGCGGGCTTAGGCTGGGGAGACGAGTCGGCCTCTTTTTGGAGGATCAACAGCTGGAAGGGAAAGGACTTGTTCCAGTTGATGTCTTGGATTTCAGCATAGGCCCAAAAGGGATCCGCCGCAGCCTTTTCCAGTTCACCTGGAGAAGAGGTCATCCCCATGATGCCGGTGTTGGGAGCCAGCTTGGACACACGAAAGGCGTTGTTGTCGTTAGCCAGTTGGGCAGCCCCGAAGAGCTTTGGTGTAGATGGGTTGTTTGGGGATGCCATGGCCTAAAGATTACGCTAAAGTCAGTCGTGGGTATTCTTCTTGCTCAAAAACGCACCACTCCCGGCTTCAAAGGAAGTGATCCCACCGACCATTGCAGTGATGTTGGCCACGGCTGTATTCAGGGCGACGCCTGCTGCGGTCAAGAAAGGCGCTGCGGGGCCTGGGGAGACTACCGCTGCCCCATTCAAAGCCACACCAGCAACCCCCAGTTGTACCCCCAAGGCAGTCAATCCCCCGATCAAGGTGGTATGGAGTGCCGTCTCTGCTGCCCGGTAAGTAGTCCCCATCAACCAGGCATCCGTTCCAGCCCCGACAGTAACCCCAGCCGAGGTGATGTTGACCCGGTTAGTGGCGGTCAAGCTACAACTGCCTCCCGTGGACCAAGTGACGTTGCCTCCGACTTGATAGTCCCACTTGCCACGAATAGAACCCGTGTGGTCGCCCGCAACCAACGCCACCTTTTTGTTGGCGTGGTCCAAGGTGAGGCTTTGGTCTTCTTTTGGGGTGGCGGCTGTCAGACTGCCGTTGGCATCAATCTTGATTGTGGTACCTTCAGCATCGGGCTTGGCTTTGTCAGACAGCTTCCCATTGGCATCGGTCTTGCCTCGGAAGACCAACTCCATAGATCCGTCATCAGCAATGCGGAACTGAACGCCATTGAATTCGAACTCCAGGTGGTGACCTTCGGCTTCTGTGGTTTCACGTCGATTGTCTGGGTAGCCAGCGATGATCACCGGGGAGGTCTGTTCTCCATTGATGCAGAGGATCAAGACCTTGTTGCCCACCCCAAGAAGAGATCCTTTGTTTACCGTGGACTGTGGGTCTGCCCGGAGCGTGTAGCGCAGAGTGTCTCCTACCCCACCAAATCCATCCTTGAGCGCACAATTGGCATAGACCTTGCCGATACCTGTGCCGCCACCGGTCCGGTGCTGTACCAATACGTCGTACTCCCAGAACTTCTTGGAGCGGGAGCGCTTGGAGGACGGAGGAATGGCTTCTTTGACCTCGCCCACCCGGAACTCGACGTTAGAGAATACACCCGAGTCTTGCATGGCCCCCATGGTGCGGGTCCCAAGCCCAGTAGGCACTACGGTACCGTCTGCCAAATATTCCATTACTTCTCCTCGGTGCTACCAGGATCCAAGAAAGCTTTGACTGCGTCGAACCTGGAGATGGTCCGCTTGGCTTCGTCCAGAGAGTCCGGGCGCATGGCGAATTTGTGGTAGTCGGACCCGTCGTCATAGAGACCCGGAGTCTCTTTGGGGGCTGGATTTTCCACTACGTATTCGGCTTTTTGGCCGTAAGACAGAGTCAGGTTGGTCACAAAAGACTTAGCGCCATTTGCCCCAATCAAACAGTTGTGCGACACAGCCTCGATGTGGTAAACGACCCCGTCAAATTCAAAGTTGTCCCCCACGGCGATTGGGGCAGACACTCCTTGGATTACGCAAGTACCCGACAACGACAAGTGCAGCCCAATGTTGAAATCCGCAACCAAGTCCATCCATTGACCAGCAGCCAAAGCGCCATCAGCCAGGCTACAAGCTACCATGGAGTTGATCGACCGTAGACCGTGGAGCTTGATGTCAGCAGAGTCTGAGATGGGTGGGTTTTGAACGAGTTGTGCTGTTTTAGAAGTGATTTCTTGTTGGGTGGGAGTCTCACCGTAGATATGGATGAAGTTGAAGCGCAAAGCGTCTGAACGCCCTACCTCTAAAGCTTTGATCAAGACTGGATCGGCTTGCCATCGGGGGAGTTCCAAAAAGGGCGTGAACTTGGAATCGGGAACTGGGTCCCTACCCTCCCTGAAACCTAAAGCATTCGCCCTCAAAGCATCTTGTGGGTTGTTTGGATTGAGTCCCAGAGCCGCCAAGCGAAGAGAGTCCTGAGACGTGAAGTTTGAATCAGAAGCTTTTGCCTGGGGGTTGGCTTTTAGTTGTGTAGAGAAGGGCTTTTGACGCACTACCAGTGTAGGCACCACCCGATTTTCTGGGTTGACCCGAAGAGTGGTGTACATCTCGTTGATCGTCGGGTTCAGATATTGGCACAAAATAGACCACACGGGCTGGTTGGCCAACGTGGGGGTCTGTGGGGTGAAGGTGCCAGTTAGAGGGTTGCCGGTATAGCGCGTGCTGGCAGGAGCACCGTCGATCCCGTCTGGAATGAAATTGGCGTAGGTGCTTGGGTCGTTCTCGGTGTAGCGCTGGATGCCGTGAATCAACTCCAGAATGTCTGCGTAGGCGAGTTTGGGACGGCCCTTGTTTGGAGTCTTGCCTAGCCAATCTCCTACGATCTTCGGAACCAGATAAGCGTATGGGGCTTTGTCAGAATAGGTCAACCCAGTGATTTCTTGGACTTGGCCGTTGTCTGATTTGGAGTTGTAGGCTGGAGGAATCCCTGCGCCCAAGAGGATTTCCAGCAGCAGGGGGATAGCCTTGTCTGTAGAAATACCCGCTGCACCTTCATTGGTCTGGATGAAGTTCTCCAGTGCAGCCCCGAGCCGGAACAAAGATTCTGCCAAATCGCTTTTGATCTGGGAGTTAGAGAAGGCTGGGTCAAAGAAGGTTTCACTATCCAGCTCGTTGAACCCAGAACAGTTCAGGCTGTAAGACAATGTACGCAACCCTCCCGGCTGTTGCCCCACCATCTTCCGAATCGACTGGACCCGACCCACGAACTTCAACCCGTCATCGAACCGGTTGACTTCTTTCCCTTTTTCGATGCGGGAGATTAGACTGGCAGCTACGTCTTTGTAGTTGACCATCCAAGCCATTACCCAATCGCCTGGGAAAATCTCGTCCATGTACTTGGTTTCGCCACCAGCCAAGGTGGCGTTCATGGAGGAAACATGGCTCCCTTTGGACTGTGAAACTGACAACGAAGTGCAGTCCGTGATGATCAACGGGTCCCCTAAAGTATCCGAGAGGTCGGAGTTGTCTGTTTTGGACGATGTCAGGTTGGGACGGTCAAACGTCAACCGGTTCTTGAGGCGCGCTACCGCGATGACCCAATACGGAGACACCGAAATCTCTTCGGTTGAATGGGTGCCAGCAATCAGAAACTCGTTGATTAGGGGGTAGCTCATTTAGAAGGTACCCGAACCCCAGCCTGGCTTCTTGTGTTTTTGCCTGATTGCTTCGTTTTGAGCTTCTTGTGCCGCCTTTTTGTTCTCATCGGCCCGTTGCGCACCAGCCTGTGCGTCGCGGACGAGCTGGAAGGCAGACTTGCCTTGGTTACCGTCAATCTTACGCAGCCTGAACGCTTGTTCGCTGAAGCTATTTACTTCTGCCTCTTTGAGCTGCCCATTGATGACGGCTTGGTGCAGATCGGCCGCAAAGACAATCTTTTGGATCGCTTCCAAGTATTTCTCAGAACCAATCCGGTAGGCGTCATTGTACTTTTCCAAGTCTTTGATGATCTGCTCTGACGCTTCACCTTCGACGGTTCCCTTGCCACCGCCACCACGTTTGCCGCCGCCAGTGCTTGCCCTGGAACCCAACCCAATGCTCAATCTGGTAGCACCAACACCCTCATCAAACGAGTCCGCTTGGCCCGATTGGAGCTTGAACAATCCGACATCATTGATCGCAGACTCTTGTTCTTCTCCCTTGAGTCCCTTCAAGTAGGACGAGATTGAGCCACCCGAGGCTTGAATCTTGCGTAAGGTGTTGAGCATGGGGGACGAGCGCTGCCCCGCGTTGTCCACGAACCGATTCATCGAAGATTTGTCGGTCTTTTCAGCAAACTGCTTCACCATTTCTTTTGTGAGCCCAGCGGACTTCATTGCGTCCGTCAGACCACCGCCACCCAGCACCGATGCCACACTCTTGAAATCCAAGTTGTTGGCCATGAAACTGTTCTGGTACATGCCGCCACCAGGGTTAACAGCCATGGCATTCAGGAGATTGGTCCCCTTCTGGAATGAGTCTTGCTTACCGCCAAGCAGACGGTCAACTCCTCGTACCCCAGAGATGTTCTGGGCGGTACGGTACATAGCCGCATCACCTGTGCCAATGCCGGTCTGCATGGCCCCTAGCATTCCCAGACCGTCCGTAAAGCCGCTGCCGGACATCTGGGCGTGAGTGATGAAGCCACCCAGTTGGTTCATGGCACTTACGTCTTGGTTTTGCTGCAACAGGGCGTTACCAAAATTCAACGCTCCTTTGGCACCCAACCCGCGAGACATGCCTCCGTAAATTGCCCCAGCTCCCCGCAGACCGCCAGCCGAAGCTGACAAAGCGCTGTAGGTCAACCCAGGAGCAACACGGAGGCTGCCTGCGGATTCGATTCCTTGGTGCATGCCCATGATCTCGCCTTCGCTAAAATAGGCGTTGGTCAAAAACTCTCTAGCTGTAGACCCCTTCTTGTTTTTGCCGTCACGACGAGTGCCGCCCCAACCCAAGGCATGGATGTTAGAAAGGTCTGACCGGACGTTTTCTTGCATTCTTTTGGCATACACGACTTCGTCTTTGTCTTTGTCGGTATCCATCTGGCGGTCTTGCCAAGATCGGATTACGTTTCCAGCAGCGAGATCTCTTTTCCCATCGCTCCACTCGGTCATGTCTGCGTTTCTAATCGCACGCCAAGAAGACTTGATGATCCCGCTCTCCCAATCAACGTCGTTTTGCATCGCACGAGACTTCATTCCATCTTGCCGAAGAGCCTGTTGAGCAAGGGCGAGACGAGGATCTCCCGTTCGACTCATGTGGACGCGAGATGCCATGGCATTGTTTCGGGTTTGTTCGTAGTTTTCGAAATTCCCGCCAAAGATGTCGTCACTGATGGCATTAAAAGCCATTCCACCGGCTTGTTTGACTCCATAGGCAGCCGCAGCATAAGGGGCCATGGCTAGCCCATGATTCATCAAAAAGTTCCCCCCTGGAACTTGACCGGCAAAATTTTTAGCCATGCCCATCGCTCCAGCAAACGGCACCTGCCCGAACCCCGCCCCGCCACCGTTGCCGAAGAAACCACCCATTGTCCCAGCACCAGTCCCGAAAGCCTGGGCCATCCCTTGCGTGGGGACGCCCGCTCTCCGGGAGTATTGCTCGTAGGACATGTCGCGGTCTTTTTTGAGCAACCGCTCCTTCTTTTCCAAGAGAGCTTCCATCTTCGGAAGCTGCTTGGCCAGCTCTTCACTGGCTCCCTTGAAGTTGTCCACCATGACGGAGTACCCGTCTTTGGCTCCCTTGGACGCCCCTGGAGACCCCTGGGCCGGAGCGCTGTTCCCCGCTCCTGTACCGCCAGCCCCGGAGCCACGACCGGTGTCTGACCCAGCATTGCCGAAGGCTTTGGCGATGTTGTTAGCCCGCTGCTCCAGTCGCTGGAGCATGGAGTCCACTTGCTGGTACTGGGCTTGGTCAATTGTGACCTTGATTTTGATTTCTTTTGTGGACATAGGCTATTAGATTAGGAGCAGAGGCTAAGGGTCCTCGTCCGGAGGTACGTCGAATTGGGTGGCCCCTTCTTCTTTGGGGGTTTGGGCGTTTTTGAGCTGTGCTTTGAAGGCTTTGAGCTGATCCATGAGGGACCCTTGGGTCGGAATGACCTCTGGAAGGGCCTTTGGTTGAGCCTTTTCGACCTTTTTAGCATAGTCTTCGGCTTCAGCATCTTGGCGAGCCTTCTCGTTGGCCCGTTTCTTGCGTTCTTCTGGACTAAGGAGTATCTCCGCGATGGCGTCTTCCAGTTCCGGAGGCTTCATGTCCTCATAAGTGGACTCGTAGTAGCTAGTCAGGATATGGTCGAGCGGGAGATCGTCTACTTCGTGAAGCGGGGTGTGGAAAGTTTTAGAATACCACCTCAAAATAGAGCGAAGCTGGAAGTCGTCAGTGTCTTTGACGACCCCATGCAACGCTATGGCTCTGAGGTGATCGTAGTTCATTAAACCGGTTTGATTTCAGCCAGCGCTTTTTCGGCCTTTTCAGCCATTTCTTTGTCGATTTCTTCGTCGATGCGGTTGATCTCGGTAGCGATGGCTTCAATCGGCTCAATGTCCAATAGATCCAGACCGTTACCTGACTTAGTCCACCACTCCGGGGCCTCAATCACCCGCACCCGGATCATTGCCAGGGCACTAGCCAGGCTCGAAGAGAAGCCGCTAGGGGCTCCACCCGTAGGACCAGACAGCTCCCGGCGAAGTTGGTCTTGCTGTAGGAGCTGGCGGTGTGATAGACGGCGGTGGATCTTGAACACCCCATCGTAACGGTCTCCAGACTTGGCAACGATGTGGATGGTGAAGCTGGTTGAATTTGACATGGGACTTCCTTTTTGGTATTGCGTAGGGGAACTTCCGTAGGCCATTGTAACACACGGCTACAAACCGAAGTACAAAGGAGATTACGTGGAACTCTCGAAAGACCTTGCACAGCTGGCTCAGACCTGTTTTAAGTCCAGTGTGGCTGAAGTCCGGCTTCTTTCAGTAGCACTCCAGTTGATGTCCACCCGGGCCAAGGCGCTGGAAACCATGGCAGCCAAAAAGGAAGCGGCGAATGAAGATTAAGGTGAAGATCATGCGGGGAACGCCTGGCTCGGGCAAGTCAACCTGGGCTCGGAACTGGGCTTCGGCCAATACCGCTGTGATCGCCAGTGCCGACGACTTCTTCCATACCGGTCCGAACGGGGAGTACCGTTTTGTCTCCAGCCGAATCGGAGATGCCCACATGCAGTGCTGGGAGCGGTTTGTGGCAGCTCTTGCTATGGGGTACAACGTGGTCGTGGACAATACCAACTGCACGGCCAAAGAGATTGAGCGGTACTACAACTACGCTCTGGAAAAAGGGTGTGATGTGGAGATCATCGAGGTCCAGTCCACCCCGGAAAGCTGGAAACGCAATAGCCACGGGGTTCCCGAAGCGTCCATTCGTCGTATGGAGCAGCGCATGTCTAACCCCCTTCCGGCCGAATGGATGGTCATCAAAGTGGGTCCGTTCAATGACTAATAAAACCGAAGTGCTGGACATTCTCCGTAAGGCGGACGCCACCCTTTCTGACCCTTCAAAATGGAACAATACAGGTGGGGCAGCCAAGACGGCTGATGGCTACAGTACAGCAAGTTGGAGTTCAGACGCTTGCAAATGGTGCATGGCTGGGGCTATTTGGAAGAATGACCCATCCAGGGACCACGGCTCGGATCTGGTGCGTGCTGCTGAAGTACAGATTCTCAAGACCATTTACCCAAATGGCGACAAAAACGAGCCTGGTCTAGTCACCCCGATTTTTACTTGGAATGACGCATACGGCACCACATTCGAGATGGTCAAAAAGGTCTTCGCGGACACCATCGCTCGCTTGGAGAAAGAGGATGTCTAAGTCCCGGTTCAAGGTGTCTGGGAGCTTCAACGGGGTCTACGAGGCTTCCGTGGTGATCGACCGTGGGTCTGGGGTGATGACCGTTCGACCTTCCAGGCGGCGGACCACCTACGAACTGCCACTGTCCACGGTAGCTGAAATCGTGATGTGGCGGATCATCAAAGCCGAGGCGGCAGCCAAGCTCAAAGCCAAGCGGGAAAAGAAGAAGCTCCGGGAGATCTTGTCCCGATGAGCGAACCCATGTATCTGCGCCCTGCCCGCAAGTGCCCCATGTGCGAGAAAGACACACTTCTGGACCTGCCAACCACAGCCATGGGTCGGTACAACTGGCAGAGCGTGTGGCTCGAAGACATCATTTTGCCAACCTGCGTCAATTGTGGGTGCCAACCGGTCGGTCGGGAAGAGGCCAAACGAATGGACGCAGAAGCCAAGCGAATCGTACTTGACTTGATTGATTCGGTACTGTAGGCTAAAACCCATGACCCAAACCTACATTTCCTTCTCCTTATTCACCAAAGTGTGGTTTCTCTCAGTCAAAGACGAAGACGGTGGCTTGCGAATCGTCACTGCGTCCCAAGACATTGACGCAGTGAAGGCAGCCGCACGGCTCTTGGACTTGCAGATTCTTGGGGGCGGAAATGTTTAATGCCTCCTGGACGATCCATGACGACGGTCGGGTGGACTACCTCCACTTTGCTACCGGTACCAAGCACTGCTGCGGCACCCAAGCGGATGTGGGAGAGACTTTCGACTGGATGCTGTTTGAAATGGATCCTACCGATGTGGTAATGGTGGGTGGCCTTCTGCTCCACGCCATGCTTCTTGCTGATGACGAACCGCCTTTTCTTCCCTACACTGTCCCACCTTCCCCCGTTGCACACGCATAAAGGAAAAATTGAATGCCCAAAATCAAGGTCGCACGAGTCTACTTGGCTGAACTGGAACTGTTGTCGGTGCTGAACAAGGCGTCTGCCCGTCGCAACACCCGGGAGGCGGTCACCAAATACCTTCAGGACGCGACTGGTTACGAAAACCTGGTGGAAGTCATCAACAAGGACACTGTTGCCCGACTGACCACCAACGAGACCATCGTGGCCAGCATGATTTCCGGCATCAAGACCGGCAAGACCTCCAGCCCGATGATGATCGATGAACGGTACTACCCTTCTTTCCAGAAGCTCTTGGGAGGGGTCTACGAGGAGAAGGACTTCACCCCCGACGAATGGAAGCTGTTTACCGATTTTGCGGCCGGTTCCGGGTTCACCACCGAACAGCACCTCGCCACCATGCTGGAGGACTTCGACGCCTCCCCTTGGACCGACATGGACACCCTGCTTTCGGAAGCTCTGCTCCAGTCGTTTGCCAATTTGAAAGGTGCCGACCTGGAAGACCTGCCGGAATTCACTGCCAAGGACGAAAAGAACTTGGTAAACTGAGTGTTCGCGATCTACGCCGATGGTAGTTCCGGTGGGAGATCCAATGAACCATACGGGTGGGGCTGGCTGATCACAGATGGGATGAACATCCTGGCTTGGAATAGCGGTGGTGGACCCAGCGGTACTAACAATATTGCTGAGCTTACCGGTGCCATTGAAGGGGTCCGGTATTGGCTACAGAACTTCGTATTGGGACCGGGCGTGGACCCGGATACCCAAGTCGAGCTGGTCTGTGATTCTGAGTACGTTTTGGGTATGGCTTCCGGTAAGCACACCCCGGTAAAGAACTACGATCTTTGTACTGAACTCCGAAGGCTTTGCTTGGAAGCCAAGTTGACTTGCCGTTGGGTTCGTGGTCATAGTGGCGAACCATTCAACCATGCCGTAGACATCCTGGCCGGTAAGGGCAGGGCTGTTTACCTACCCCCTCCGTTGCCTAAAAACTCCACTCGTCGCTTCAAAGCCCGTCAAGAAGAACGAGCACGCCGCAAAGAACTCTTGGCCTCAAAGGAATCGAAATGAACGCTATTCTAAAACTGGTTGTGGATGATGAAACCCGCCGTTCCATTCGTGAAATCATCCTGGGAGAGGCCAAAAGCCTTGCCCGGAGCTTGATCGACGCTACTGTCCAAGAAGAAATGCGAAGTGTGGTAAGCAAGCTGGAAGACCGGTACTTGAAGAGTGAATGGCTGTTCAAGGGCTTGGTCCGTGAGTCCATCTTGACTGTACTGAACGACAAGTGGCATTCAGAAATCGTAGGCCGAATCGACAACATCTTCACCCAAAAGGCCGAAGCATTCGTCGCCAGTGCAGTGGAAAAGGCTGCAAAGTGGGTTGTGGCAGAGGCTGTGACCAAAGAGTTCGAGGCCAAAGGCAAAGCCGTAGTGACGGAAGCTATGAATCGAATCATCATGGCTCCTTCGTTCCGAGAAGTTATCCGCAACGCAGTCCAGGCAGAGTTGGCTAACCAAGGGAAGGGATGGTAAGACAATGGTTTCGAACAAGAAGGTGGTTGAAGGTGGTCCAGTGTGGGTGACTGACTTTGACGAAAAGTCGGTTATCGAGGTCTCCAAAGCCATCATCCAGTTGGCCGAAGAGGACCCCAGCCAGCCGATTCAGATCAACGTCGATTCCTACGGCGGGTCGGTCCACGGGCTCAATGGCATCCTGGCCACCATGGATTCGGTCCCCAACACCTTGGTGACTGTCGCCATGGGTAAGGCAATGTCAGCTGGGGCTGTTCTGCTCTCCCACGGGGACGTTCGTTGTGCCTCCCCGCATGCCCGAATCATGATCCACGAGATCACGGCTGGGACGGACGGCAACATCAACGATCTCAAGCTCTCCGTGGACGAGCTGCACCTGCTCAACGCTCAGCTCCTCCAAGTACTGGCCCAGAACTGCGGGAAGAGTGTCAAGGCCCTCAAGAAGCTTTACACTAATGAAAAGCGGGACATTTTTATGTCCGCCAACGACGCCAAGGCTTTCGGGCTGATTGACCATGTGGGTGTCCCGCAAATCATCCGCCAGTCTGCGTTTGCCCTGGACTTCACAGTGAGTGCCAACAAGGCTGCCGCCAAGCTGAACGGGAAGAAGGTCAAGAAGAAGTGATCTCCAACAACTTCACCGAAGAATCGATGCTGGCCTTGGAACTTCGAATCAAAGAGCTGGAGCTATCCATGGCAGCCTTGCAAACCGCCTTTGAATCCTTCAAAAGGGACTCCATGACTGCCTTCTACCGTAACCCGGCTCCCAGAATCGACAAAAAGAAATGACCAGAGAGACTGCGGTGTCTTTGGTTGCCGACCTTTTGGAACAGGCTGGGTCAAAGTCGGGCAAGGTGTTCAGTGCTTGGGGTGAGATCCGAATCGAATGGGACATTGGAGATTGGTACTTGTCTTTGGACGTTGACTCCTCCACAATGGAAGCCTACATGCACCAATACAACCGTAAAATGGACTGGGACTTGGAGGCGACCTTCATGTTGACCTCCGAGGACGAGCAGAAGTTGTTTGTCCAATGCATGTCTAACGAGTTTGCCCGAATGGGGGTTTGAATGGGCTTACTTTCCGGAAGCAAGAAAAGAGTCAGTCGGTCTGAGCCATTGACCATTGTCTTCATTGCGGACGAAGATGGATGCTTGGACTGGGACAGCGTCACGGGTGATGGAGATTCAGCCGAATGGTTCAAGCGGAGTTGGCAGGATTGTGGAGTCTCTTTGATCGAAGGGTACCCTGCCTTGCAAGGCTTTGAAGACGGAGACCCCATCAACGCTGGTAGGACCTTCGAGTTCAAGGGCAATATGGCTTGTGACGGTGGCATGGATTTCTACGTAGACGACTACGAAGAATGGTTTGAAGCTGAATCGGTTGTAGAACTACCCAGGAGCGAGTCTTGATCGAACGTGCTTTCACATACCCACCGTCTAATCTGAAATGGCTACGCGATCGGACCATCTTTTTGACCAAGGGCGGTTCCCATTCTTACGGTCTCAATGGGCCTGATTCGGACTTGGATCTGCGGGGTATTCTAATCCCACCCAAAGAATACCTTTTGGGGTTCAACAACCGGATTGAACAGGTAGAGTTCAAGGGGGACCCGGACATTGTCGTGTTCGACATCCGCAAGTGGTTCAAGCTTGCAGCAGATGGGAACCCGAACTGTCTGGAACAGATCTTTACTGACCCGGAAGACTGGATCTGGATGTCCGGAGCTGGGGAGGCAATCGTCGCAAACAAAGAACTATTTCTTTCCAAGAACGTCCGCCACACGTTCGTCGGGTTTGCTTCCTCCCAGCTTGGCCGAATCAAGCGGCATCGAGGTTGGTTGCTTAACCCAATCGAAAAGAAGCCAGAGCGTGCTGACTACGGCTTGGGTGAAGACCCGGAAATCAACAAAGCCCGTCGTGACGTAGCCATGGCTGCCATCAGGCACAAGATGGAAGAGTGGGACGTGGACATGGGAGGTCTTTCCGAGGCTGGCAAAATCGCCTTGCAGGACAAGATCTCCGAGAGCCTGGCTGAACAGGGCATCCTCCAGTCGAACCAGTGGGTGAACGCCGGGAAGGCGATCGGGCTGTCCGACGTGTTTATTGAAATTTTGGACAAGGAAAACCGGTTCAATACAGCTTTGACTGAGTGGAAGCAGTACCAAAACTGGAAAGAGAACCGGAACCCAGAACGGGCAGCCATGGAGGCTAAGTTTGGGTACGACGGGAAGCATGCCCTCCACTTGGTTCGGCTTTGCCGTATGGGTAAGGAAATTCTGGAAGGTAAGGGACTGATCGTCAAGCGCCCCGACCGTGAAGAACTCCTTTCCATCAAAGCTGGTGCTTGGTCCTATGAGCGCCTGGTTGAGTACAGTGAAGGGCTCAAGACCGACATCCGGAAGCTGGTAGACACCAGTCCGCTACCAAATACCCCCGACATGAAAAAGCTTGACGCGCTTTGCGTTGAGCTAGTAGAGAGGTACGTATGAACCCACTGACACGAGAAGAAATGGATGCCGCAGCACAATCTATTTTAGGCCCCAATGGTCAATTGTGGGAAGACCGCTATGGCCGTTGGGTTGTTGGGTTCCGTAGACCCTGGTGGAAGAAGCTCCTCTCCTTTGGAGGTGTCTTTGACGAAACATTTGGAGTCTCTACTGACAGTCCAGAAGAGGCTCTTGTTGCAGCCGAAAGACGGGTCAAATACAACCGTTTGGTTGAAGAAGTCAAAGGAAAGACCCTTGCCAGCGACACTCAAACCATCCGGAGCTGGCTCGGTCAGGAGGACAAATGAAATACGCTAAGTTGTACCGGAAGATCTCCAAGTTGCTCAACAAGTTCTCGTCCTCAGACAAGATCGTTGAGCCCCTGTTGGCAGTCCAAGACGTGATTTGGGATCGCATGACGGAGAAAGAGAAAAACAAAGCAACTTCGGAAGTCAATGATGAATGACTATCGGGACTACGAAGAGCTAGCGATCCTTGTAATCGTAGTGGTCTTTCTGGTATGGCTGGCCCTACGATGATCAAAGCCGGTGTGTATGCCAAAGACCCACAAGGACGTACCGTCTACGTAAAAGAAGTCCAAGGCTCGTTTGCAGTATGCCGGTTGGCTGGATCATACGGAGCCACCGTTCTTTACCCCGTAACTTGCTTGGAAGAGATCTTGGATGGCTTGGCCTAAGTCTGACCCATTCCAGATCCTTGGGTTCAAACACCAATTCCGGGAGCCTAAGCCTCTTAATCCTGGGTGCAATGGAGTGTACAGGCACTACTACGACGGCAACCTGAGCGGCGCATGTGGTAAGGGTGCCCAAGGTGTCATTACCGATTGGTACCCATATGTGGATTGCCCTGAGTGCTTGGTAGCCTGTGACTCTATGCTAGAGGCTGGGTTGCTGGTATGGGTTCCAAACTTCCATGGGGAACCAACCAATTGGCTTGTGCCGGATGGGGACATGGGTACCGACCGGTACAAAGACTACCTACTACGGAAGATCAAACTGTTTACCGAACCGCGACATCGGTCAATTCTTGACCCTTCCTTAGACCCTGAAAATATCTTCACCAAAGAAGATTTCGCCCAAGCTTTCAAGATGTTCCGGGATTTGATTTTGGATTCCGAGGTACTGTATGGTTACGCCGAAGAACAAGGATTTTTGAACTACGAAATCGGTTGGTAATGAAATGTCCTACATCATCCTATTCTTGGTCTCTTCGGTAGCCGCAATCGTCATCTTCGGGGTGTTTGCACTGATCGTAGCGATTGTGCTAGAAGGGTTCGACCGATGACTGCTGAAGATGCCATGGCCCTTTCATGTGTACCTGGATGCTCCAGCAAGGCCCAGAGCGTCCGTAAGGCCATGGCCCTATGCGGACATGGGTTTGACCAGGAACGTGTGTGGCTGGCCCGTTTTGACCGTTTGGCTGGTATTGGGTATGTAGACCCCAAACATTGGGAACTCGAAGCGACCGGACGCCTGCAACTAGAGCTTTTTGTGCCCACACTTGAATCCATCCTCCTTGCTTGTAAAAGGGCTTTACAATGAACGAAATCTTTTCGCTTCCTTTTGGAGAAAACCCGATCCTTTGGACTCACCCCGAGTTCGGAATCCGGAAGCATCTGTGTAACAAGCTCCAGCAGATTGCGCTCGCTAGAAAGTCCACCTATCGGGTCCAGTCTTGGTTCAATGCCAAGAAGTTCCCGTTCCAAGACTTGGTGGACGCCTTCTTGAAGACCTTTCCAGACGCGGTCCATTTCCGGGACTCCACCAGCCGCGATGGGTTCTCCGAAGAGCGGCTCTACTGGCTGCCCAATATCGGTATGGTGGAGATGGTCTTTTGCATTTCCAAGGTGGGAGACACCACTGGTTGGACGGATACTTCGATCTGGACTGTCGATGAGTCCCTCCATGGGGCTCTCCGGGCTTTCTTTGATGTGTGGTGCGCACCCCGGGAAGAGGAAGAAAGGGGCTCCATCTACATGGTGGTGGCCACCAAGACCGGGTTGGAATTCCGGCCGGTGGGGGTGGGCGGGGCGGACTTGGAGCGGGACAACTACGAAGAGCCGGTTTTGGCCGCATTTGACCGGATTTGCGAAGGGTTGACCGTTGAAAAGCCCCGTGGCCGGTTGTCCATTCTCAACGGACCGCCTGGAACCGGGAAGAGCTTCTTGATCCGTGGCTTGCTCAACGCCTGCCCCAAAACGGCGTTCGTCTTCGTTTCCCCTGGGGACGTGGTTCAGCTCTCTTCTCCCAGCTATATCCCGTCGCTGCTGGAGTTCCACAACGCCTTGGCTGACCGCAGCATCACCTTCATTGTGGAGGATGCGGACGAGATTTTGGCTTCCCGAGATGTCATGAATATGTCATCGGTGTCTTCACTGCTCAACTTCTCGGATGGTCTTTTGGCCTCGATCATGGACGTGCGGTTCGTCTGCACCACCAACGCCAAAACGCTGGAGCTGGACAAGGCCCTCAAGCGTCCAGGTCGTCTCTGCGTCCATTGCAATGTGGGTGACCTCAGTCCCGAGAAGGCTGCCAAGGTATACACTCGATTGACTAAAAAAGAGAAGCAGTTCGACGAGCCTATCTCTGTGGCAGAAATCTACACCATGGCCTATGATGAAGGCTGGACGGCTCCAGAAAAGCCCAAGAAGCAGCTGGGGTTTGCCCCACCTATGAGTAGTGAAGACCGACTGCTCAAGGATGTCTTTGGCTTCTTTGCAGACCCCGGCGACCCGCCCCAAGACTAATCTATTCCATGGAGGCTAACGCCATGTACGTTGGACTAATGGAATACCTGGACGGGCTGGAAGAGAAGGGGTTGACCCGAGAAGCAGACAACATCTGGTTGGCGTACAGTACCTACCCCAACCTACGCATCTACCGTGACCACTTGGGGATCGCTCGATTGGTGGCTTCGGAGGTCAATCAGTTCGTTGACACCATGGACATTACCCATCGGTCAGACAACGGGACACTGATGGTGATGCCGTTCATCAACTCCCCTACGACTGGGGGCAGGATCTACGCCGACCCGCCCGCCTACGCTGTTGGGTATGCTAATCCCAATGGCTTCGGGCAAGTACCGCTACAGGATTGGAAAGAGTTCTTGGATGATGCCTGCATTGGACCAGTTGTATTGGAAAAGGTCCGCCGTCTGTTCGAGGGCCACGTACCGGTAGACTACAAGGAGATTCCGGATTGAATGCTTGACTTGGCTTGGTAACCCGCGTATAGAGTCTTCCCATGAACGAATACGACACGAAGTGGCTGGCTGACCTGGACCGTCGTATCACCGAAGAGCAGGCGAAGGTGGAAGAGATCCGGGAGAAGCTGGTGGATCTGGCTACCGATGGCTTGGGGACTTGGGCTGAAGCGGATGTCCGCCAGCAGGTCACTGGGCTCCTCACGGACTACGGCATCGCCCTCTCCAACATCAGCGATCTGGCTGGTCAGCATCAGTCGGCCGAAGAAGACATCGCCCGCATGGAGTCGCTCACCAGCATGAACGAGCGGGAGACGTTCTAAAGCTTTTAGTACGTATCTGCTTCTTTGGGACTGGCCAATACCGCATCCACGAACCCGCTCCGAAGAGCCTCTTCCCAGCCCAGATGCCAAGCACGGCCGTTGGCGATCTGCCGGTTGATCTCTTCTGCCGAGAGCTTGCTCCGGTGCGCCAGATGCTCAGTCATAGCCCTGGAAAGCACCAGCAGCCCGTCTGAAAGCTCTTTGAGTAGGTCCGGCTGTCCGGCCACACCCCGGTAAGCGGGCTGGTGCATCATGAGAAAGCTCCGTTTGGTCATCAGACGGGTAGTGCAGGACTGCAAGATGTAGGCAGCCATGGACTGGGCATAGCCGTCCACCACGCACACAACCGGTACCGGACTGGATTCGATGGCCTTGGAGAGCAAGAACCCGTCTTCCACCGAGCCGCCAGGGCTATTCCATTCGATTACGACTTTGGTAGCCCCCTCCTTGACTGACTGCTGCAAGAATGCGATAGCGAAGCCTACTGTGTCGGAGTTGACGGCATCGTTGAAGTACAGCCGGGGGATCTCACCGTGGGTCTGGTGGTCTGAGGGGATGACCTTGCTGGGGATCCCTTCGAACGGGGTGAAGGTTTGACGCGATGTGTCACCATCGCTAACCACCGGAGCATGCGAGCAGCTACCGAGTAAAACTCCTAACATCACGATTCGAAAGAACTTGACACTCATGGGCTGCTCCCGTATAGGTATAAAAAGCAGATTACCAGAGTTTATCTGCGAACCCAAAGGAACCACACATTGAACGTCACCATGTTCCGGAACTGGGAGTTCTCCGGTTTCACTGAAGAAGAGGCAGCTACGCTCATCAATGCCTTCTCAACCCACGCGGCCAAGGTCGAAGACTCCACCCTCCGCTCGTCTGGCAACCGTCTGGCGGCTGCCTTGATGGACCCAGTAAGCAGGTGGTTCATCGTCCCCGAGGGCTCCTCCCGGTACAACTTCATTGTCGGGGCTCAAGACCTGCTCTGCGAGAGTGCGATCGGGCGAGACATTCTGAACCAGCTTCTGCCAAAGGAATAAACCATGAACGCCCTAATCGAAGCACTCCGGGCTGGCATTACCCCGGACCAGGTATCTAAAGACTACGATGTGGCTGTTAAGCCGCACCCGGAGTTCCCAGAGATTTTGATGTTTAAGTACAACCAGATCAGCTCCCCCATGGATAACCCGATTGTCCAGTGCTGCCGGGGAATCATGCTGGATTCGAAGAACGACTGGAAGCCTGTCTCTTGGACCTTTTCCAAGTTCTTCAACCTGGGTGAGCCGAATGCCGCCCAGATCGACTGGAATACCGCCCGGGTGTACGAGAAGCTGGACGGTAGCTTGATGCAAATGGCCTATTACGGAGGCCAATACGATGTCATCAGAGAGCACCGTTTTGAGCCGACGCTGGGCCGATGGAGGGTAGCCACGTCAGGTACTCCAGATGCTGTATGCTATTCCGACGATACTGGCCGTAGCTTCAGGGATCTTTTCTGGGAAGCCATGGTTCAGTCTTGGAAGAACCCCACTGGAGAGAATGTCCCCAAGAACTGGTGTTTGGCTTGGGAGCTGATGACCCCTTGGAACCGAGTCGTGGTGCCCCACAAGACCGAACGAGTGGTGTTGATTGGTGTGCGGGACCTGAACACGGGCAAGGAGCTGCATTTGGACGACCCTGAAGTCGCACGATTCCAGTTCCCCACCGTGCGATCCTTCCCAATCACAGACCTGGAAGGCATCCAAGCTTCAATGGCTACTTTCAAGGGTCTGGACCAAGAAGGCTACGTGGTCTGCGATGCCAACTTCAACCGTGTCAAGATCAAGCACCCGGAGTATGTGGCCTTGCACCACATGAAGGGTGACGACGGTCCCACCTACAAGAAGATGCTCCGGTTCGTACAGAACGGAGAAGGAGAGGAGATTCTTGCGTATTGGCCTGAATGGCGTCCAATGTACGACAAGGTGGCCGTAGCTTATACTAAAGCCGTGGAAGAGATTAAGGCTGACTACTACCGGATTAGCGACTTGGCCTTGGAGCAGTTCTCGGACCCTTCAGTGACCAAGGCAGCCCTCCAGAAGTTCTTCGCCAGCCATGCCAAGCAGACTCGATGCCCAGACGCCCTATTCCGGCTCAGGGCTGGTAAGGTGGACTCAGTCCGGGACTATCTGGCGGAATGCTCTCCGGACGCTGTATTGGCCATCCTGGGGCTCAAATGATCGAATATTGGGCAGAAAGTAGGGAGGTTTGGCGGGGCAACCCAAAGTACCCTCAATACGACTCGGTTTTGGCTCAATGCGAGACCGTGGAGCAAGCCACCGAAGTAGCTCGGTTGATTACCTGGTACTCAACTAAGTTCCAGAAGGCCCAACTGGAGCTGGACGAGCTTGCCTACCGCAGCACCTTAATCCGGTAGCACGTCGTCTTTGTTAGTGGTCTCAGCCAGCGAAGCCGCAGCCTTGCTGGCCACGTACTTGTTCGCTACCGTACCGGTAAAGAGCAGAGCACACACAGCAACGATCGAGCCAGCCAGCGTCTCGTACATGGGGGCGAAAGAAGCATACTTGGCTCCCAGTCCAGCCCCCAAGAACAACGCACCTACAGCGAATACAGCAAACCACAGCTTACGGGACTTCCACCCGCCATCCATGTCTCGGAAAGTCTTAGCTTTATTGCCCATGGCTCAGCCACACCCACAAAAGTTCACCTAGTTTGGTAGCCAGCACGCCACCACCAGCCAATACCAGAGGAACCCCAAGCTTCTTGAACCATCCCCGGGTTTCCTCACGCCGCTTGAAGTCTTCCTGGAGCGGGGCTAGTTTTGACACAAGCTCTTGTTCGGTTTTGGCCCAGCTGGTTGCAAGGTTTTCAACGGCTTGACCCACTTTGGCAATGTCTCCAGACAGACGCTCGGTCTGTTCGTCCAGGGTCTTAGCCAAGTAGTCCTGTTTGACTTTGATTTCGGCACTTGACACGGCGACCTCTGATACGGTAGTTTCAAGACGGGTAATGCGATCATCCTGAGAATCGAGCAAAGAAGAGTGGGCGCTGTTCGGCATGATGTAAAGGAGATTATCTTGACGAAAGACTTTGGAGTGGTGTCTGGCGACGTTGTGGCTACGATCCGGGATGTCATCGTAAACACCCGTAACCATTGGGGTTTGGACCTCGAAAAGGAAAATCCCGGAATTGGTATGGGGGATGGCCGGGGAGACGGACTGAACAACTTGGTGCTTTTCGCCCACGCCTACAATCCTGGCAACAAAGAGTACAAGTTCAGTGACAATGGTACCCGGCTGGGACCCGTGACTGGCAACCGGGTGCTCCCGCCGATCTTCTTGACTGAGTTCGACGAAGACGCCATTCGAGAGGGTCTGGAAGACCGGGCTACTCTGCTGTATCCGGGACAGGAAATGGCTTTGTCGCAGCATGTCATGGTCTCTACGGGAGAGGCTACCTTCCCGGCCCACTTTGACTTCATTGACGGTAAGGGTGAGTTCAAGGATTTGAGCTTCTTCAGCTACTTCAAGGACTTTCTAGAAGGTGGGGTCACGGTGCTCAAGACCACCAACTCCTTCCATGTGTGGGGGAATGTGCTCTCAAAGCGGGTCAGCGGGCCCTTGCCGGAACACAAAAGCGACTCTTTCGACAGTGCTTGGGCCATGTACTCAAACCGTCGAGAGGGAAGCTATTTGCGGGTGACCGAAATCACCAAAGGCCGCATTCAAAGACTGGGCAATCTGAGCGAGAGTGAAGTCAGCAAGTACCGGTATGCTCGTGGGCCGTCTCAGTTTGAACTACGTGTTGACGATTTGACTAGGTTGTTTGATGAAGTCAGAGATGATTTAGCAAATCCACAGCCTGCTGAGATCCCGTTTTGAAGCTGACCCAACTCTACCTACGATCGGTCTTCGAGTTCTCCTCCTATGGGTGCAAGGAGTGCAAGCCAACTGGGCTATGTCCAAAGCACCTCAAGCAAGCCCGTGATGGCCTGGCAAAAAGAAAGAGTCGCCAAGGGGTACTGCGTCAAATGTCACAACCGATCGCATGTGGTTGAAACCCCACTGGAATCAAAGCAGGGAGTCTTTTGCCGGGAGCACCGGGAAGAGAACCGGCTCAGGTGCCTTGCATGGGCTAAAAAGAACCGAGAGAAGATCCGGGCCGAATCCCATAGGCGCAAAGAACTTGGTATTTGCGAAAACAACCCTTCCCATGGTAAGGCTACCCACGGGAGACTGTGCTACGAATGCAGGTTGAGGAAGAGGGAGCAGTCCAAGGCTTATGCTGAAAAAAGGCGCGTACCACCGAAGGGCTGAATTCCCGACAAAGCATGTACTGGGAGAACTCCGTAAAGGGACCTTCTCTTTCGCGGAGTTCACTGCGAAGTTCTCCACCCATAGCTCTGGAGGGGTCAAGCGGCTCAACGTCTTCAACTCCAAGGGCTTGGATTGCTGTGTACCTGGGTGCTGTGTCAAAGGAAGCTTCTTTGCTCTGGAGCGCCATGCCAACTACAAGCCGAGCCAGAACCAAGCGGCTGGGTGGCATTTGAACCTGTACGGGTACGATGAGTTCGGAGGAGAAGTGATGGTGACCGTGGACCACATCCTCCCTGTCTCCAAGGGTGGGTCAAACCACATGGACAACCTCCAGCCCATGTGTGCGATACATAACCATGCCAAAGGCAATCTGACGGTATCTGTGCCGCCGAAAGTAGTGGTCAAAAAGCCCAAACCAAAGGTGATTGAGACTTTGGGGCAGTGGGAGGATCTGGAGCGCAAAGAAGCCCAGTGGGCACGGCTAGTCAAGAAATTGGAAGTGGAATTGGGGCTTACGCCATTCGTCTTAGAATGCTATTGGCCTATCTAAAATGCCAGAAGCCCCTGCCAAACCCAAGAACTGTATCTACCAGTTCCCAGACGAAGACCCTATCGAATTTGGGAAGTGCCATTTTTGTGTGCTATATGCTGGTGAGGGAGCCGGATTCTGCACAGCGACTCCCATGAAAGACAAAAAGCCTACCCCGGTTAAGGAGTAGGCTTGGCAAAGCCACTTCATGTCTTTGTTAGGGCAGCGTCGAAGCGCCGACAGCTTCCTGGTTGACAGCCGATTCGTCGTCGATCAGCAACCCAACGAAGGAAACCGACATGGAATCCAGTTCCCGGGCATTGATGGTGGTCGAGTAGCCTTCGCAACGGACCGAGTGGATTTGGGCTACACGCTGGTCGGTTTGGCGATCGTAGATAGCCAGCTCCAGGTAGTCCGCAGTCAGAAGCTGGTCCAGTGTAGGCAAACCAGCTACAACGTGGGGACCCGCACCAATCACCTTCCAACCGGTTGCAGTCACCTTGACTGGAGCCATGCCGGTGTAGACCAGTTCATCAGCCGAGAACCGACCCAAGAGGTACACAGGGTTCACATCGAACTGTAGGCCGAACGACACCGAGGAGAAGATACCCACAACACGGGCAGCTTGACCTGGCGGCGCAATGATGAGCTGCGCCCGAGCACCATGAAACGTCTTTGAAGCTGGCATTTATTACGCTCCCGCCGAGTTTTGAACCCGATTGACTTCGAATTCGATTTTGATGAACTTGAGGGCTTCAGCCAAAAACACCTTGACGGAGAACTTCAGCACGCTTCCGCTGATGGTCACCTTGGCGTCCTTGTAGCCCTTCTTGGCCGTACCGCCGCCGTCCGATGGAGCGATCCACTTGGAGAGCAGCAGCTGGCCCATAACCCCGTCCAGAGCGGTCAGAGCCGTACCGGAGGTGACATCGGCATTGGACTGACCCAAGAACGCCCGCTTCATCTTCTGGGCCAGCGTCAGACCAACCACGTCCGCCGCATACATCGCCTGGAAGCTATTGGACACAAAGTCGGTCGAGTTCGCACCGAACGTGGTGTTGTCCGAAGCCCACACAAACCGGCCGTCGTCGTCCACCCGGGTAGGCAGCAGACCCGCTTTGATGGCCTGTTCCATCTGAGTGCTGGAAGCCGAGTCGTAGTCACCAGCCGCCTGAACCGCACCGTTGGCGTTGGGCTGCTTGTTGAGGATCGACCGGTAACCACCAGCCGCTTGGGCACCCGCCGCAACAGCAGCGTGCATCCAAGGCTGGAACTGGGTGACCACACCCTGGCTATTGAGCGACAGCCAATCTTCGAAAGCCAGCACGATCCGGTTGGTACCCAGAGTGGTAGCCGCTTCCTTGGCCGCAGTGAACGTGGTACGAATCGACCCAGCGCCCAGACGGTTCTTTTTCTTCTTGATGTCCGCCATTGCCAGCAAGTGGCTACGGAGTGCAGTGTTGACACCCAAGATGGTATAGGTCGAGGCGGAATCAGTCTCACCCAGGGTCCAGTCCGCAGTGGCGTCTTGGCTGAACAGAGGCACCACGAAGTTGGTGGTGACCTTCTCCAGAGCCGTAAAGGCGCTGGTCACATTGGCCGCAGTGGTTGCGCCCTTGGCACCCGAAGCCAAGAAAGAAGCCGCAGTCATGGGAGCAGGCAGGCCCGCATCAGCCTGGACAGGAGTGGTGCCGAGCTGTACGAACGGAGCCTGATCACGGACACCCGCGAAGAAGCTGTAGGCGTCAACCTTGAAACGACCGGTGCCCGTAGTATTGACTGAGTTGATGCCCGCAGCACTTACGTTGTCCAGAGCGCTTGGAGGCAACAGACCCATAGCGCCAGACCCAGCCGAAGCCGTATAGCCAGTCTTGGAGTTCAAGAAGCTGACCAGAGAATTGATGGTTGGGTACTGGCTGAGCGAGGTCGAAGGAATCGAGACACCCGCACCACCGGTCACCGTAGTCGAGAACGTGGTGTCGGTAACCGTGAATGTCGCCGTGGTACCCGCATACGAGAGCTTGAGGGCGATGTCGCCACCAGCAGTAAACGAGCTGCTGTAAGCGGTGGGCTCAAACGATGTAGCGAGCTTGGCCACATACTCGGTACCAGTCAACAGCGCAGGAGCCGAAGAGGTAGACACCCAGCTGACCGGCGTGGTAGTACCCAGAACGAATGCCGTCCGGTTGAGCAGATCCGTACCCGAGCCGCTGGCCTGAGCGACTTCCAAAGACTTGCCAACGCCAGGGAGAGGATCGCCCGCTTCCAGGGTGATGGTGACGGGGCTGTAGGCAATCGCATCAGTTACCGCAGCAATCGCAGCGGCACCAACCGCTACTGGAGCAGTGATGGTACCGGGAGTAGCGCCAGACTGACCTGCATCGCTGAGTTTGGTAGCCGTAATTACGGTAGAGGTAGCCGCAGTAATGACATACGCCCCGACATTGTCATCACCAGTACCAGCAACAACCGAGCCAGTAGGGATGACAAGGGTATCGCCCACAGTAGGGGTGACAGCCCATGCTACCGAACGGGTCAGCGTAATGACGTTGCTACCTGGAGCCGCCAGAGTCAGCGTACCAGAAACAGCCAAGATGTTCCGGTTCACGCCACCAGACGCAATTACCCCAGCCAACCCAGACACATCAGAGACGAACTGGGTAGGCGAACGGTTGGCCGCGAAAGTGGTAGCAGCAGCGACCCCGTTGCTTACGAAGCTGGCGTCAATGGTGCCAACCGCAGGGATGTAGGTAAAGCTCCCAGTAGTAGGCAGAACTTCAGCCGTAT